TGTGATCATTATTGGATTAATAAAAATGATTCTCTCTTATCACTTGATGGAATTTTGATAACCGAGAAACTGGAGCTTGAGATCATTGACAATTCAAAGCTCTCTTTTACTGTTTGCCAATTTCCTTCAATCAGAATGCTACGTTGGATAGATAACAAAGATGTTACTCTCCATGACTTTCACCGGCACTTTCCGAAGATCACCGGGTCATTGGTACTCTCAGAGCAGATCAAATCACACGTGCTCTCGGTGCTGTTGATCGAGGGATTACAAGAGATTCATTCATTTGATAAGCTAAAACCGATGGTTGCTATCATTAACAAACACCTTCCGAACACCGCTGGAAAGAAAGGGATGCTCCGGTGTCAGGCTGAGCTGATCGACGCCGGTTACGAGGAGTACGCACAGCTATGAAGCTAAACCAAGTCTTAACGGAAGAAATCATTCATCCCGATGTAAAGGGACTGGTGATCAACGAAAAGGAAGTTTGCCCGAACGGAAAGATTCGAGATGATTGGAAGGGTGATTTTCGACTTAACGGAGGTCAACACCAAGTTTCTTCCCTTGAAGGATGTCCCCGAGTTATCGCTAGTGATTTTCAAGTGAATAATCAAAAGCACCTAACATCACTCAAAGGGGGTCCTGAGAAAGCAAGCTTTGTTAATGTTTGGAATTGTCCAGCGTTGCAAGATCTCACCGGGATCACCCCTGACTGTAATTCTTATTGGATCAATCAGAACAAGCAACTGTTATCACTCGATGGAATTTTGACAACCGAGAAACTGGAGCTTGATATTAGTGGCAATCCAAAGCTCTCTTTCACCGTGTGTCAGTTTCCTTCAATCAAATCATTGCGTTGGATAAATAACAAAGATGTCTCTCTGCATGATTTTCACAAGCACTTCCCAAAGATCAGTAATCGGTTAACGATCTCAAATAAGATTAAGTCACGCGTGCTCTCGGTGCTCTTGATCGAGGGGTTACAAAAGATTATTTCATATGATAACCTAGAACCGATGGTTGCTATCATCAACAAGCACCTTCCGAACACCACCGGGAAGAAGGTGATGCTCCGGTGCCAGGCTGCCCTGATCGACGCCGGTTATGAGGCGTACGCGCAGCTATGAAACTAAGCCAGATCTTAACAGAAGAAGTCATTCATCCCGATGTCAAGGGACTGGTGATCAACAAGAAAAAAGTTTGTCCCAACGGAAAGATCCGCGAAACTTGGGAGGGTAATTTTCAAATCAATGGAAACACTCATCAAGTTTCTTCGCTTAAAGGGTGCCCTAATCTTATCACCAGACATTTTGAGGTGGCTAGTCAAAA